ATCATCAACCTCCCGGCCGGGTGCGGGCCGCATACCAGCGCTGACGTAGCGCTGTCGCAGTTCCGCAAAAGACCGGTTAACCTCCTCATCATCACAACCGTCTTGCACTAGGGCGTCCAATTCCTCCCACTCAGAACAACGCTTACCATACGCCGCGAGATCCGACGGCATAAGCTCACGCCTAATCGTAGTAGGACGTCCCTCTAGAAAATGTTTAAGCCTCACACTCGTATACCTCTCCAAATCCCGACCGAACTTCGCCAGTCCGATTGAACTCAGGAACCCGGTGGCATGAGCCAAAAAGACAGCCGTCGCTGCCCTCAAGACCCGCTCATCCGGGCTCGGTACACAAGCCTGCTCAAGGAGCTCGTCGTATATGCGAGGGAGGGAGCCGAGGCGCTCTGCACGCTCGAACTGCGTGACATCTCGCGCCCTCCAGACCCCCGATTCAGACGTATAGTCGACGGAGCAGTCATTCTTCTTCCGGCCAGTCAGCAAACCGAAATTAACATACCCCACCTCAACCACCGCCTCCAAATGCCCGCGACCGAAAAAATCGGTAGACGTCACAGTTCGAAAAAGTGCACTATTAATCTGAATGATGTCATCGGAACATAGGTTCTTGCCCGCCGAGGGCTCAAAACCAAACTCACGAATCGTTTCCATCCAAACTGGGTAAAAATCCTTCTCACAACAGAAAAGAATATCATCTCCATTTATCAGCACACTATCACAAACCTCCGACCAGTCAAGCGTAGCACCCTCGTACAACTCCCGCGCGATCCAATACGCGCATACATTAGCTAGACACAAAACGGGGAACGACAAAACGTTACCCATAACCTGCCCATTCGTCTGAGCACCAGCTCCCAACCCGAACGTCTCCCTCCACCTCTTCGTCAAACCCTTCTGCCATTCGCGAAAGAGCCGTGCGTCACCCCCTGCCAAGGACTTCAGAACTTGAAAGTCCGAGCAATCGGCGGGCGGCTGGACAAGATCCCAGCGGACACACAAACTACACATGCTATTAATGGCCATCGAATAAGACTCTGGGTCGGAAAACGACAGCTCCTCCAGACATGTCTCCAAGATGAGTCTACTGACCTCACCCCGTAACTTGTCGGTGGCTTGACTAAAGTCGCCGCTAACAAAAACTTTACCAGAACCCCACCCACTACGAAGGGCGAAGTCCTCCACGACCTTTCGACTTACCTCCTCGTCAAGCAGCTGAAACGCAGCCTGGCGACGGAGATGAGTGTGTAGCTGCTTCTGCAAAGACTGCAATGGCAGGAAGCTACAGGTAGAGGGTTTAGTAATTGTACGAACCTTCAGCGGCTCTAGTATCAGGCTCGGTACACAAGCAGACAAGGGCCCCTCGTCCTTGGGGCTCACAGTTCCACCCGTGCGCGCGAAATTTGCACCACCACGATCCTGTTCCTGGGTGTATCGTCCACACCAAGAGTAGCCGTTGTGGTACTGTTGGAGCCAGCCCCCAAGCACAAGCTCGGGGAGGCTAGTCGGCACAAAATATGTTCGCTGAATACGGATCACGTCTGCAAAGTCCGAACGAGTGATCGGGCAACAACCGACAGCTAAGCTATACACGTAAACGTAATACAGCTCCTGTACCAGGGAGTCACCCAACACCTCGACAAGACGATGTCCAGGACGGATAAATTCATCATAAACAGCAAAAAGCTCATCATCAGTGAACACGTCGGGGTAACGCATCTCTTCGACACGACCTCCACGACGCTCGATAAACCCACCGAAAATATCTCCGGAGGGAATCCGAACACCACCGTTCCCCTTCAATTTGGCTAAGGCAGTCAAGTGTCCAACGTTACCGAAGGACCCATAGGCACTGCTGAAAGTTGCATTCCGCCCGATAGTTCCGGGGCGAAGCTGCGACTCAAGACGGCAACCACGCATAATCTCA